GTGGAGGTGGATGGGCTGGCGAAGGGCTGGCGGGATGGGCGCAGTTTGCGGGCGCTGAATAAGGCGGCGGAAAGCCTGGCTTTGGCGGCCCCGGTGGCGGTGACGAAGTTGATGGACCGGCTGGAGAGTGAAGACGAGGCGATTATTTTGCGGGCGGCGATGGCTATTTTGGACAGGGCGGGGATGGAGACGGCGGCGAAGAGTAGCAGCCAGGTGGATGGTGTGATGATTGTGGTGGATAAATGACAGCGGTGTCGGTGAAGTTTTCGGAGTTGTGCGGGTTTACGGGGAAGCAGTGGCTGGCGACGAGTGTGGCTGACACGCATCGGTATATGTTGTTTGGGGGGAGCCGGGGACCGGGGAAGAGTTATTGGTTGCGCTGGTATGTGTTGCGGTCGCTGTTGGTGTGGGCCGGGCGTGGGAAGTTGGGGGTGCGGGTGATGTTGGCGTGTGAGGATTACCCTTCGTTGTATGAGCGGCAGGCGTCGAAGATTATGGCGGAGTTTCCGGCGAGTCTGGGTACTTTTCATTTGAGCCGTAATGAGTTCCGGCTGCACGCGCACTATGGGGGTGGGGCGATTGCGCTGCGCAATTTGGATGATGCGAGTAAGTACCAGAGTGCGGAGTATGCGCTGATTGCGATTGATGAGGTTACGAAGAATTCGGAGCGGACGTTTCATTTGTTGCGGGGTTCGCTGCGCTGGCCGGGGATTGACGATGTGCGGATTGTGTCGGCATCGAACCCGGCGGCGAACTGGGTGCGGGATTATTGGATTGAGGGGCGGCTGCCGGATGAGATGGCGGGGCGAGAGGCGGAGTTCGCTTTTGTGCCGGCGTTGCCGGAGGACAATCCGCATTTGCCGCAGTCTTATTGGGAGATGTTGGATACGTTGCCGGGGGCGCTGCGGCAGGCGTGGCGGTATGGGGATTGGTACGCCGGGGTGGAGGGGCTGGTTTTGGACAATTTTACGGCGGAGAATATGACGGACGAGGAGCCGGATTTGTCCCAGCCCTATGAGCTGGCGATTGATGATGGGTATGTGGATCCACGGGCGACGCTTTTTATTCAGCGCAAGCAGGACGGGTCTGTGCTGGTGTTTGATGAGCTTTATCAGACGAAGACGTTGGAAGAGCGGACGATTGCGGATATTAAGGCGGCGGCGCTGCGGCACGGTTTTGCGGGGATGCCGGAATTGGCGGCGGTGAGCCATGAGGCGGTGGCCCTGCGGCAGCGGCTGCGCAGTGCGGATATTGCGGCCCGGAATTGGATGGCGACGAAGGCGGGCGGTGGGGGGAGTACGCGGGTGCAGGCGGTACATGCGCTGCGGGCGCTGGTGTGTGATGGGCAGGGGCGGCGATCTGTGCTGGTGCATAGGCGGTGTCGGAATTTGTTGGATGAGATTATGGCCGGGTGGAAGTACCCGGAGGGTAAGCGATCAATCAACGAACACCCAGCGGATGGGAATGATCATGCGTGTGATGCGCTTTCGGCGTGGGTGTGGCTGCGCATGGGGAGGGGCGGGCAATGATGGACGGGACTTTGACGGCTTTTGGGGAGGCCCAGGTAGCGGAGAAGACGCTGATTACGGGCTGGACTTTTGCTTATAACATAAACCCGGACATGGTGACGACGGCTTCGGCGCAGAGCAGCGGGGCGGCGGATGTGGATATTGCAGCCCATTGGGTGGATTTGTTTTGATGGAGACGCTGGGGCTGGGGCTGCTGGCGGTGTTGGCCGCGGTGCCGTGGGCGGCGGGCTGGGTGGCCGGGGCGCTGGTGCGGCTGGTGTTGTGGATGGCGGCGTGTGTGGTGGCCGGGTATGAGGCAGGTAGAGGGCAGCAGCGATGAGCGGATTTTTGGATGGGATTGTTGCGCAGTATCGGCGGCTGGCCGGGGTGAAGGCGATCAGTCATCTGCCTGAGCTGGCCGGGCGGGTGCATGTGTATTCCAATATGGCGGGGGCGGCTGACACGGCGCTGGATGAGTTTGCGGACTATGCGCGCGTGTACGGGGTGTATGCGTGGGTGCATAAGGCTGTGAAGGTGATTGCGGACAATGTGTCGGCTTTGCCTGTGCTGGTGGTGGACGGGGCTGGCAAGGGCGTAGGGGGCCATCCTGTGGGCGAGTTGCTGGCCTATGGCAATGATACGCAGACGGGGGCGGATGTGTGGGCGCTGTGGTGCGTGCATATGCTGTTGGGGGGGGAGGGGCCGGTGGAGTTTGTGCCGGATGGCCGGGGGCGGCCTGTGGAGATGTGGAATCGGCGGCCTGACCATTTGGCGGTGATCCCTGATATGAGCAGACCGGATTTTCCTGCGGCGCTGGAGTATCGCTATGCGGAGTTGCGACCGGCGGATGGGCGGACGATTCCGGTGGATAGGTTGCTTTTTTCTCGGTTTGCGAATCCGTTGAATGTGTGGCGGGGGCTGGCCCCGATTGCGGCGCTGCGGGAGGGGATTGCGATTGATCTGTTTGCGCAGAATTGGAGCAAGTCTTTTCTGAAGAACAATGCCAGGCCGGACTTTGCGCTGGTGGCACCGCAGGGGATTACGCCGACGGAGCGGGAGCGGTATCTGGCGGAATTTTTGCGCAAGGGGCAGGGCAATCCGCATTTGCCGGTTGTGTTGGAGGAGGGGATCACGGACATTAAGACGTTCTCGTTTGCGCCGAAAGATATTGAGTGGCTGGAGCAGCGGCGCTATTCGCGGGATGAGGTGGGGGCGGTCTTTGGTGTGCCGGATGAGATTATGGGGTATGGGAAGGACACCTACGAAAACTTTCAGACGGCGCTGGCGGTGTTGTGGACGTTGACGCTGGTGCCATTGGTGCAGCGGCGGGACGCGGCGTTGCAGAAGTTTTGCCAGCGGGCGGGTCTGCTGCGGGCGGGGGAGAGGGTAGAGACCGACCTGAGCGGTGTGGATGTGTTGAACGAGGACCTGAAGCCGAAGGTAGAGATAGCGGGCAAGCTGTGGACGCTGGGTGTGCCGTGGAATGTGATTGATGAGCGGCTGGGGCTGGGTGTGGGGCCTGTGCCGGGGGGTGAGGTGGGCTATTTGCCGACGAGTGTGGCGGCGGTAGGGCAGGCAGCAGCCCAGGCAGCAGCCCAGGCTGGGGCAGAAGAGCAGGCGCGGGCGGCTGAGGTGCGGCGGCTGCGGACATGGGCGGGGAAGCGCAAGAACCCAGACCCGGCAGAGTTTGCCAGTGCGCTGCTGAGTGAGGCGGAGAAGGCGGCTGTGGTGGCGGAGGTGAGCGGGGGCGCAAATTTTTTCTTGCGTGGGGCGACTACCCATAAGGCGCCGGCGCTGGATGACCCGGAGGGCGAGCAGGCGGACAGGATGGCCGTGGAGAATGCTGCGGAGGAGAATATAGGGAAGGCGCTGCACAAGCAGGGGAAGGCTGTTGTGGCGGCTGTGCAGGCGAATGGGACTGTGCAGGCAGCGGAGGAGGCGGTGGGGGCAACACGGGGCACGGCAGCGGATGCGTTGCGGCGGGCGCTGGTGGAGGCGGTGGATCTGGGTGTGTCGGTGGCTGTGGGGCAGTTGGAAGGCATTGGTTACGGCTTTGATTGGACGCTGGCGAACACGGCGGCCAGGGATTGGGCCACACGCTACAGTGGGGAACTGATACGGCAGATTGATGAGGCGACATTGCGCCAGGTGCGGCAGGCGGTGGGGGCGTGGGTGGAGAATGGGGAGCCTCTGCACCGGTTGGTGGCTGAGTTGGAGCCGACTTTTGGACGGCGGCGGGCGCGGTTGATTGCGAGCACAGAGGTGACGAGAGCCTACGCTGAAGCGAATATGGAGGCGTACCGGCAGAGTGGGGTGGTGGCGGGGACGCAATGGCGAACGAGCAATGATGAGCGGGTGTGCCCGGTGTGTGGGCCGCTGGGGGGTGTGGTCTTTGGGGCAGAGGGGGCAGAGCCGCAGAGTATAGGTACGCAGCGGACTGACGGGCTGGTGGCGGCGCTGGGGAATTTGTTTGTGCACCCGGGGGGTGGGGGTGCGGCGGGGAAGTTTACGGGGCGAAGTTATGCGCATCCGCCGGCGCATCCGGGGTGTAGGTGCTGGATTGTGCCGGTGGTGGGGGGATAATGCGTTGTTATCATCCGATGTTGTTGCGTGTAGTCAAGGAGTGGGGCGGGCGGGGGGAATGCCTGGAGTGAACGAATTAGAGTGGATGTAGAGTGTACTGGATGGTGGGGGGGGTATGGCGAGTATTGAGATTCGCGGGATACCGGAATTGGTGGCAAAGCTGGGCAGTGGGGTGGCAATGCAGACGTTGCGCCCACCGATGCAGCGGGCGGTGATGCGGGTGCACAATGGGATTGCGGTGGCTCCTCCCCCTATTGCGCCGGGGCTGTGGGCGGCGAAGACGAGCAGGCGGCAGAAGGGGTGGTTTTTTGCGGCGTTGCGGCGGGGGGAGATTGATGGACAGCGGACGGGGACGCTGGCCAGGCGCTGGCTGACGAGGGTGGATGTGGGTGCTACGGGGTTGACGGGCACTGTGGGCAATAATACGAGCTATGGGCCGTGGGTGCAGTCGTCGATGTTTCAGGCGGCTTTTCATGTGGGGCGGTGGGTGACGGATGTGCAGGTGGTGGCCCAGGAGGAAGGGGCGATTGTGGCTGATTTTCATGTAGCGATTCAGGCGGCGCTACGCTAGGCGGGGGGAGGCAGGGCGATGGAGCGCAAGAATTTTGAGATCACAAAGTCTGAGGATGGGTGGATGGTGGCCTCCACGCCGGCGGTGGACCGGGACCGAGACCGGGTGATGCCGATGGGCGCTGACCTGGTGGACTTTGGCAAGAATCCGGTGTTGATTTTCGGGCACAATTATAGTGAGCCGTGGAGCATTATTGGGCGGGTGGCGGAGACGGTGGTGGGGCTGGATGGTATCCGTTTTCGGCCTGAGCTGCGGCAGGCGGCCAACGACGCGGACCCGATGAATGTGGTGCGGCTGTTGTGGGATGAAGGGCTGTTGCGGGCGGCCTCCATCGGGTTCAATCCGTTGGAATGGAAAGAGAACGAGTTTGGCGGCAAGGACTTCACCAAGTGGAGTCTTCTGGAGATTTCTTTGGTGCCCATTCCGGCGAATCAGGAAGCGCTGCGGATGGCGGCAAAGGCGATGAGCCAGGCCGCTGAATTGGTTATATCGGCTGGCACTGTGGAAGCGGAGGCGGAAGGGGAGACTGAACCGGAGGCAGGGGCAGCGGGCAACGCTGCGCTGATGGTGGAGGAGGAACCGGAGGCTGAGGTGGAGACGGAGGCTTTGCTGGGTGCTATCGGTGAATTTTTGAGCGGCGCTTTGGCGCACATAGAGGAGCTACGACGATGAGTAATATGGATGTGGTGCTGGGCCAGATGGCCGAGATTACCGAGCAGATCAAGGGTTTGAAGGCGGAGGGGCGCAACCCGAAGAGTGAACTGCGCTGGGACGATGTGAAGAAGGACTTCGGCGATCACATCGAACTGATGGTGAAGGCGCAGATGGCAGAACAGGCAGCCAGTCGGCCTGTGTATCCCGGCGATGCCATTGTGCATGGCGGGGGGGTTGAAAGCCTGAAGAATAACCGTTATCAGCGGTTTGTGAAGAGCTTTGCGCAGGGGCAGAGCCACAAGTATGGCGGGCAGGACATCAAGCCTGTTGACCTCTTCCTGGCCTACAAGATGCTGGAAGGCCAGCATGAGCATTTCAGTCCGCAGATGGGGGGCAAGGCGTACCAGCCCAGCGAGGATTTGAAGATGGCGCTGAAGGCGATGACCAGCACGGGGGCCGGGACTGGTGATGAGCTGGTGCCCACGGGCATGGCGGCGCAACTGTGGGAAGATTTCTTCTTGGCGAGCCGGGTGGTATCTGCCCTGGTGCGGATTCCTATGCCGACGAACCCATTTGATGTGCCCCTGGGCCTGGGTAATGTGACCTGGCGCAAGGGCAGTGAGAACACTGCCACCACTGCCAGCAACCCGGCCACGGCCAAGAGTACCCTGACCGCCACTGAACTGGTGACGGAGCAGAATTGGAGCTACACGCTGGACGAGGATGCGATTGTGGCAATGGCCCCGGCCTTGCGCGCACGGCTGGCGCAGAGCGGTGGCGAGATTATGGACGACTTTGCATTGAACGCTGACGCCACCAACGCGGCCACGGGCAATATCAACCTGGACGATGCCGACCCGGACAATGATAGCTATTACCTGACCGATGGGCAGGACGGCATCCGGCATCAGTGGCTGGTGGACAATACGGCGATGGGCGAAACAGCGGGCGGCGATGCGCTGGTGGAGGCGGACATTACGGCGGCCCTGGCGAACATGGGCAAGTATGCGGCGACCCCCACCAACATGGCGCTGATCACCGACGTGGCGACCTACCTGAACGGGCTGCTCTCGCTGACCAATGTGGCGACGGTGGACAAGTTTGGGCCGGGGGCCACCATTCTGACCGGCCAGTTGGCGGCCTACCGTGGTATCCCGATCATCATTTCGGCCAGCCACCCGCTGACCGAGGCAGACGGCAAGGTATCGACCACGGCGGCCAGCAACACGCTGGGCAGCATCAGCATTGTCAACCGGGACGCATGGTATGTGGGCTTTATCCGTGACCTGCTGATTGAGGTGGATCGGGACATTCAGAAGCGCCAGTACATCATGGTGACTTCGATTCGTGAGGCTGTGGCTGCGCGTGGTACACGCAGCACGAACACCCACACGGCTGGTGTGTATCGGATTCTGGTATAGGTACGGCTGGGCCGGGGGTGGGGATTCCTGCCCTCGGCTGGGCCGCTGGAGAGGGCGGGCACAAGGGAGAAGAGGGCGGGCACAAGGCCACGCCCCTACGGGATGATAAGAAACGCTTATCAGCCCAGGCAAATTCATGGGAGGGAGACGGACAATGGCAACTGAATTTGATCCAGGGAAGTTTGGGGCGATCCTGGCGATTCCTTTTACGAAGACGAATATGACCACGGGCGCGGCCAACGAGGACTTGACCTTTGCGGGTGGGGCGCTGCCCTACTTTGTGGCACCGGGGGCGGGCAGTGTGATTGGGATTTCGGCCAACTGCGCGGCGGTTACGGGTGGGACGATTACGCTGAAGCCGCACAGCGCCAGCACGGAGTTCACGGACACGGGGATTCCGACCACAGTGCTATCCAGCACGGCGGACACGAACGGCGCGTATGCGACTGTGCGGCCTGGTGCGCTGACCTTTGCGGCGGGGGCGACGTTGGGGATTAGCGCTACGACTACGACCACGCTGGACCCGACCAACACGCTGGATGTGGATGCGGTGTTGTTTATTCAACTGAATCCGTAGGAGAGGCAGACGATGAGCGCACGTCCCTGGGGTAAGATTCTGGTATCGACACGGCTGGAAAAGGTGGTGAGCAGCCTGTTCTTTCAGGTGTGGATGGAGTTGACGAGTAAGGGGTTGCGCCCTGGGGATGGTGCGCTGTCGGTGCGGGGGAAGGTGGCACACAAGGCGCAGAATGATTGTGTGCGGCATTTGCTGGCGGGGGATTGGGATACGCTGTTGACGTTGGACAGTGACGCGGATGTGAGGCCGGAGTTCCTGGCGCAGTTTCGGGATTATGAGCCGGGCTGGGAGTACGATGTGTTGCAGGCTTTTTACCCGCGGCGGGGCTGGCCGCCGAGGGCGATCTGGATGAAGAAGAATGCCCTGGGCCAGACGATGGAGTACTTTATTCGGGATCCCAATGCGCTGGATGATGTGGACATTGCGGGGACGCACGCCTGTCTGATTCGGCGGGAGGTCTTTGTGAAGATGTTGGGGGAGGCTGACCGGAATGTTTTTGAGTGGTTTTTTTACCCACGCAATGAGGAGATGAGTGAGGACGGCGCTTTTAGTCAGGAGGCCATTGCAGCGGGCTTCCGGGTGGGGGCGACCAGTGCGGTGCGGGCCGGGCACATCTGCGAGATTACGACGACGTGGGAGAGTTATCAGGAGTATTTGCTGTACAGCGGGCGGACGGTGCTGTTGGACCGCTATAGTTGGCTGGCACGGCAGATTGGGGAGTTTACGGGGGAGAGCAGTGAGATGGTGATTGCCAGGAGTACGCAGGGGGTTGACGCGCTGCGTGCGACCTGGCAGGCGATGAACCCGCAGACGGCGGCAGAGGAGCGGGTGTTTTACCAGACGGTGGGGGCTGACGCTTATTTGTATGAGTTGCTGGCCTGGAACTGTTCGCCGTTCTATCAGCGGATTCTGGACGGGCTGAAAAGTATTCAGAATTGCCGGGTGCTGGTGATCGGCGTGGGACTGGGCACGGAGGCGGAGACGCTGCTGGAGCAGGGGTGCGCTGTGACCTGCTATGATTTGCCGGGACGGTTGCGGGATTTTGCGGAGCGGCGGCTGGCCGGGCGGGATGTGCAGTGGCTGGATGGTTTGAACGTGTATGAGCGCTTTGACGCTGTGGTGGCGGTGGACACGTTGGAGCACATCCACCCCAGCGAGATTGGGGCGACGTTGGAGAGAATCGGGCGGCTGCTGGCCATGGGTGGCACGCTGTATGCGCACAACAATTGGGCGCAACAGGAGAGCTACCCCATGCACCACGACAATGAGGCGGCTTTTGATCTGTGGTGTGAGGCGGAGGGGCTGAGGAAGGTGGGGGAGAACAGATGGTCACGCTAAGGGCAGTGAGCGGGTATGCGAACCGGGAGCGGGTATACCGGGCGGGTGAATGTTTTGGTGTGGACGAGGGTACGGCGGCCTGGCTGGAAGCGGATGCGCCGGGGGTTTTTGTGCGGGTGGCTGAGCGGGAGGAGCAACCGGACGGCAAGGCCCTGGATGCACCGACGGAAAACAAGATGCTGAAAAGCGCACCGGCTGACAAGGCGACGGGGCGACCCCGGCGCAAAGGATAGCAGCAATGGCGGACTATTGTACGGCGGCGAATGTGAAGGCGGCGGGGCGGCTGAATATATCCGGGGCGGTTTATGACACGGAACTGGCGGCGCTGGTGACGGCGGCGAGCCGGTGGATTGACCGGGCGACGTGGGGGTTGACGGATGCTTTCAAGGCGACGGCGACGGCTACCCGGTATTATGGGTTGAGTGCTGTGGGCGGGAAGTCTCTGCATCTGGATGCGCCGGTGCTGTCGGTGTCTACGCTGACGAACGGGGATGCCAGTGTGATGGGCAGCGGGAGCTACTGGCTGATGCCGCGCAACAGTGGTTACTACTGGACGATTGAACTGAAGAGCGGGTATGCCTGGTCTTTGGCGGTGGATGGGTGGATAGCGGTGGCCGGGGTGTGGGGCTACAGCGCCACGGTGCCGGAGCCGATTGTGGAGGCGACGGCGATGTTGGCGGGCTGGATGTTTAAGCGCTACCAGGCGGCGTTGCAGGACAATGGGGCCAGCCCTGAGATGGGGCAGATTGTGTATGGGGAGGCGATCCCGAAGCAGGTGATGGCGCTGATTGCACCGTATAAGCGAGGGCCGCTGTGAGAAGGCAAAAGGGAGAAGGGGAAGGCAAAAGGCAAAAGGGGAAGGCAAAAGGGGGTAGACCATGAGCCTGGCTGCAGCGGTGACGGCGTTGGTGACGGTGGCGGGGGGGGTGAGTGGGGTGGTGCGGGCCTACAGTGACCCACCGGAGAGTATCAGTGAGTTCCCGGCGGCGCTGATCTATGCGCAGAGCGGGACGCTGGAGGGGGTGAGCAGGGGGCTGAGCCGCAATATGCACCAGGTGCGGATTGATATTCTGAGTGAGCGCACGCAACTGCCCCAGGCGGTGAACGAGGCGAAGGCATGGCCGGATAGTCTGTTGGGCAGGCTGCGGGCGGATGAGACGCTGGGCGGTGCGGTGAGCGGTATTGTGTGGCCGGTGACGTATGAGGCGATAGCCATGCAGTACAACGCCCTGACGCACTACGGGATGCGCTTTGTGGTGCCGGTGAAGATTATGGAGGCGGTATGACCAAATACATAGGCGCGGGGGATTGGTTTCCCGGTGTTCCGGCCAGGGATTTGAGCGACGCAGAGACGGCGCAGCACGCTGAATTTCTGGCGACAGCGACGGGGCACAAGCTGTACGAATCGGACGTGACGGCGGCGGTGGCGCTGACTGATGTGGCCGGGATTGGGGAGAAGACGGCGGCGGCGTTGGTGGCGGCGGGGATTGCTACGGCCCAGGCGCTGGTGATGTTGGACGCGGAAGCTGTGGACGCCCGGCTGGATGGAACTTTGGATTATGTGACTGTGGATAAGGTGCGTACATGGCAGGCGGCTGCTACGGCGCTATTGGCCCCAACGGGCAAAGAGGAGGAGTAGGCTATGGCATACGGGCCAGCAAGTGCAAACGTGGTGCAATTGGGACGGGAGACTACGGCGGGTACTGCGGTAGCGGCGACGGTGGTCTGGCGGGGGCCAGCTACGGACATCGAAGACACGCAGGTGGTGATGCGCCCTGGGGAGGAAGAGAATGTGGGGCTGTTGGTGCCGACCAGCCGGGCGTATGTGGCGCAGTTGGGGGCGGCGCTTTCGTTGCCCGACACTGAGGCGACTTTTGAGCATATCCCGCATGTGTTTGAGGCGGGGATCAAGACGGTATCGACCAGTGGCACGACTGGGGCGTGGGTGCGCAGTGGGTATGCGCCGGGGACGAATGCGGCCAACACGATCAAGACGTACACCATTGAGAGCGGGAATGCCATTGCTGGGGATGGCAATGAGATGGAGTACGGCTATGTGGAGAGTTTTACGCTGAGCGGCAAGGCGGGCGAGGCGTGGAAGGTAGCCTCTAACTGGCGGGGACGGCAGAAGACGGTGGCGGCGTTGACGGCGGCGCTGAGTGTGGCGGCGGTGGAGGAGATGCTTTTTGGCAAAACTTCTTTCTATGTGGATGCCACTGGCGGCACGGTGGGCACCACGCAGAAGACGGGGACGCTGCTGGAAGCATCCATCACGGTGAATACGGGGATCCAGGGGGTTTTTGCGGCGGACGGGACGCTTTACTTTACTGCGCACAAGATTGTGCCGCCCAGCCTGGAGTTTACCATTACGCTGGAATTGGAGAATACGAGCGGGCTGGTAGCGGCGGAACGTGCTTTTTGGAAGAGCCAGGCGATCCGGCTGTTTCAGTTGTCGTGTGCGGGGAGCAACAGCCGGGCATGTGAGATGACGTGGGCCGGGCAGTACACGAGCATTGGCAGCTACCAGAACAGCAACGGCAATACAACGGTGCAGTTGAGCGGCAAGGCTATCTACAGCAGTACGGATGCGCTCTTCTTTGATTTCAGTGTGACCAATGCATTAGCGGCACTGTAGGAGGTGTGTGTGAGTTTCTTTGACAAGCAGACGGTGACGGTGGAGATTGATGCGGAGAACAGCGTGACGGTGCGCAAGTTGACGTATGGGGAGCAGCAGGCGGCGATGAGCGCGGCGATGAGCTTTGAGATGACGCTGGGGATGGGTGGCAAGGGCAAGCAGCCGGGGGCGGCGACGGGCAAGTTGGACCCCTTTCGCATGAAGCGGGAGGAGCTGTGTGCGGCGGTGGTGAGCTGGGCGGGGCCGGGGTTTGACGGGCGGCCTGTGACCCGGGAGAACATTGAGGCGCTGCCGCCGGAGGTGATTGATACGATTCAGCAGGCGGTGGATGGGCTGAACGCTGGACTGGATGATGACGAAAAAAAAGTCTGAGCCGGGTGTATGAGTATGCGATCATCCATGAGAACCCACAACCGGATACCGGGCGCTATGGGGCAGAGTTTGCCATTTGCCAGGAGATGGGGTGGAGCTGGCGGGAGTTGATGGAGGCGCCTGCTGATTTTGTGGAGGAGATTGGGGAGCGCATGGGCTACCGGGCGAAGTGGCAGGCGCAACGGCGCAAATTCGATCAGGAGAAGGCCGGATGATAAGTGATTCTTATCATCCGGCAGGAGGGGGAGCGGCGCATGGCTGCAATTGACATCATTATTCGAGCGCAGAACCTGGCCAGTGCGGCATTGCGCCAGGTGAGCGGGCAGTTGGAGGGTATTGAGCGGCAGGCGGGCTTTGCGCAGCGTGGATTCAGTGGATTGCAGGGTGTGGTAGGTGCGGGCATGATGGCCGCGGGTGCGGTGGGTGTGGCTGGGCTGGCGGCGTTGGGGGCGGGGCTGTATGCGAGTGTGAACGCCGCGGCCAGCTTTGAGAGCCAGATCAACATCCTATCGGTGGCGGCCAGGAGCAGCGGCACGGCGATGGAGGATTTGAGCGCGGTGGCGTTGCAGGTGGGGTCGGATGCTTCGTTGGTGGGCATATCGGCCAGCGAAGCGGCGGACGCTATGACCAACTTTTACAAGGCGGGTCTGACCACGAACGAGATTTTTGCCGATTTGCAGGGGTATCTGGCGGGGACGGCCCCGCTGACGGGGGCGCTGCGGTCGGCGATTGACCTGGCGGCGGCGAGTGAGCTTGACCTGGCAACGGCCAGTGATGTGGTGGCGGTGGCGATGGCGACCTTTGGGCTGGAAGCCGGGGATGCTGCGCGCATTGCGGACACGCTGGTGGGGGCGGCGGATGCGAGCCTGGCCAGTGTGGGCGGGCTGGCGGAGGGGCTGAAGAATGTGGGGCCGGTGGCGGCGAGTATGGGGATCAGCCTGGAGGAGACATCGACGGCGTTGGCGCTGCTCTCTACACGGGGCATCCAGGGCAGCGAAGCGGGGACGGCGCTGAAGTCTATGCTGCTGAATTTACAACGGCCCACGGCGGCGGTGACGGGGGCGTTGGACGCGCTGGGGGTGAGCCTGTATAACACGGATGGGACGATGCGGGCACTGCCGGATGTGATTGGCTCTTTGGAGGGGGCGATGAGCGGGCTGACTGAGGAGCAGCGGCAGCAGGTGGCGGTGACGCTGGCGGGCAGCTATGGTCTGAGCGCCTTCAATGTGTTGGTAGGGGAGGGGGCTGCGGGCTGGGACGCCATGAGTACGGCGGTGGGCAATGCGGCCACGGCGCAGGAGGTGGCGCAGGCGAGGACGAAGGGATTTCAGGCGGCGATGGAGTCGTTGAAGGGGGCGCTGGAAAGTCTGCTGATCAATGTGGGGATGCCGCTGATTCAGAACTTCCTTACCCCGGCGGCGGCGGCGATGACCAGGCTGATCGGGCGGTTGACGGTGATGGCCCCTAGTGTGGAGGAGGTGCAGGCGGGCTATGAGAGGCTGGTGGCGCAGGGCACGGCGCTGGTGGCGGGTATCAATGCGGTGGTGGGGCCGATTGTGGCTGTCATCGGGCAGTTTGTGGGGTGGCAGGATGTGCTGGTGGCGCTGGGGATTGTGGTGGCGAGTATTGTGCTGCCGGCGTTGTGGGGGATTGTGACGGCGGCCGCGCCGGTGATTGCTATTTTTGCGGCGCTGGTGGGGGCGGTGGCGCTGGTGCGCACGGCCTGGGAGCGGAATTGGGGCGGGATTCGGGAGAAGACGGCGGCGGTGGTTGCCTGGTTACAACCGGCGCTGGAACGGCTGAAATCCTACCTGGACATGATCAAGGGCGGGGATTGGAGCGGGCTGACCAACGCTGTGTTTGCCGATGTGGGGGCGATGCTCAGCGCAGCCAGCGCGACGATTGCGGCTTTTGATTGGGCGGACTGGATTGATGGGGTGTTGGAGTGGGCGGCCTACATTGGCAAGATAGCATGGGACGCTTTCCTGACCCTGTTGGACTGGCAGGTCTACGTCTGGAAACTGGAATGGGATTTGTTTGTGAAGGCGCTGGATTGGGCGGCGGGGTGGGTCACGTCGTTGGACTGGGCGGGGTATGTGTCCAATCTGTCCGATTGGGCTACCTATGTTGGGACGCTGGCCTGGGAGACGTTTGTTTCGGCGTTGACGTGGGGGGCTGAGTACATTACGTCGCTGCCCT